GCTGCGCGCGATCGGCGCCGCCCGTCCCCAGGTGACCCGGGCGGTGATCGGCGAGGCGATCGCCGTCGGGGTGGTCGGGTCCACCCTCGGGCTCGCGGCCGGGGCCGTGCAGGTCCGCGCCGAATGCGGCTCGGCCTTCTTCGCTGATCTCATTGCCCACAAGGAGGTGCGCGAGACCTATCTCAACACTGCCGCAGCGGCAGATCTGCGCGGCCGCGTTGGGGAAGAGGTCAGCTTTGGCGGCATCACCTTCCGCCGCTACCGGGGCGGGCTTGGCTTCGGCGTGCCGACCGACAAGGCGTATTTCTACCCGGAAGGCGTCGAAGGGCTCTTCGAAATTTACTATGCGCCTGCCGACACATTCGAGACGGTCAATACCCTCGGCCTGCCGCTCTATGCGCGCATGATCCCCGACCGCGACCGGGACGAATGGGTGCGTCTTGAGATCGAGAGCAACCCGCTGCCGATCTGCACCCGGCCGCAGGTGCTGCGCTCGGCCAAGCGGACCTGATGACCGCCTTTGCTGAAGCGCTTGCGGTGCTGTTTGCCGACCCGAACGTCGCGGTGGAAATCTGGCACCGTGATGCTGAAGGGCAGTTCACGCGCGCTGGCGGCATTCTGCGCCGGCCTGACGAGATCACAGAGTTCGGGTCGGCGCGGCTGATGTCGGAGACCACCCGGATTGACGTCCGGGTGGCGGATTTCCCTGATCCTCGCCCGCAGGAGCAGATCCTGATCGGCGAGGACACCTTCCTGATCCAGGGTGAGCCGCGACGGGACCGCGAGCGGCTGATCTGGACCCTTGAGCTTGCCCCTGCATGAAACTCGGCCTCGACATCAGCCCGGACCTCGTTGCTGTCATGGCAGCCGAGATCACGGCTGGGGAAAAGGCCGTCAGCGTTGCAATGCGTGAGGCGGGGTCTGGCCTCAAGGCTGCTTGGCGGGGCCAGATCACTGGGGCAGGGCTCGGGCAGCGGTTAGCGAACTCAATCCGCAGCCAGACCTATCCCAAGGTTGGCGAGAGCCTCAGCGCTGCAGCTTTGGTTTGGTCGAAGGCACCGCAGATTATCAGCGCGCATGATGCTGGCCTGATGATTCGGTCACGCGCAGGTTTTTGGCTGGCGATCCCGACCGCGGCCGCTGGAAAGGGCCCGAAGGGGCGCCGGATCACGCCGGGCGAGTGGGAGCAGCGGCGCGGGTTGCGATTGCGGTTTGTCTATCGGCGGAGTGGTCCGAGCCTTCTTGTGGCAGACGGACGGCTGAACAGCCGGGGCTTGGGCGTGGCCTCGCGGTCCAAGACAGGGCGCGGGCAAAGCACTGTGCCGATCTTCTTGTTGGTGCCGCAGGTCAAGCTGTCGAAACGGCTCGATCTGGCGCGGGACGCCGAACGGGCTCGGGCGGCGATACCGGGTTTGATCGTGGCGAACTGGGTGGAGGCGCGAACCTAATGAAAGAGCTGGCGGAAGCGGTGGGATTCGAACCCAAGGTAGGCTTTCACCTACGCTGGTTTTCAAGACCAGAGCCTTCAACCACTCGGCCACACTTCCTTTGGTGCCCCCTGCCGGACTCGAACCGGCACGCCCGAAGGCAAAAGATTTTAAGTCTTCAGCGTCTACCATTCCGCCAAGGGGGCTTTGGTAGGCCCGGCAGGACTTGAACCCGCAACCAAAGCGTTATGAGCGCTCTGCTCTAACCAATTGAGCTACAGGCCCACTCGCGTTTCACTTGGCGGATTTTGCTCCGGAGTTCAACCGTATGACGGTCCGCGAAACCATCCTTACCGCGCTGCATGCGCGGCTCTCGGCGCTGCCCGCCACAACGTTGCGCGGTGAAGTTCTGCCCGAACGCATTCCGGCCGAGGGTCTGCTGATCTTACGGGACGGGGAGCCTGGCCCGCCCGAGGTTACCCTGTCGCCGCTGACCTACCATTACCAGCACCGCGCCGAGGTGGAGGCCATTGTGCAAGGTGTCGATCGGGATTTGGCGTTCGACATCCTCTGCGAAAGCATCGCTGCGGTGATTTCAGCTGATCAGATCTTGGGTGGGCTTTGTGACTGGGTTGAAGCTGAGGCCCCACAGCCGGTCGATCTGCCCGTTGAGGGCGCCGCCAGCCTGAAAGCCGCTCTGATCCCGGTGGTGCTGCACTATTCCAGCGCCGACCCGCTTAGATGAAGGTCAACGGATGGAAGTGACGAGCCAATTTAGAGCTTGAAGGTTTCCGCGCTGATCCGCTTGTACTCGCCGTCGACTTGAGCGCCTGAGGCGGCCTCAAGGGTTTCATAGGCGAAGTTCGCTTTCACGCGGGCGCCATTCTTGATGCTAACATTCAGAGCGGTAGCAGCACCCTGCAATTCGCCCTCGATGGTCAGTTGGCGTGCCCGAACCCGTCCACGGACGCGCGCAGTAGAGGTGAGCACGACGGCGTCAGCTGTGACATCGCCAGTAATCTGACCGCCAAACTCGAGGATGCCTTGTGAGATGATGTTGCCCTCGATCACGATGTCTTCGGCGATCACAGACCGCTTCCGGTCGGTCGTGGTGGCCGTATTGGAGCTAGTCGTGGGCTTTGAATTAAACATGCGCGTAATCCTTGGGGCAGTGCGCAGCAGGTAGGCGGCCTGTGGCGCTTTGGTCAAGCGGCATTAGCTTCTTTTGCAACCTATGAGGGAACAATACCATGGCACGAGCCCAGGGGGCGCGGGCGCAAATGGCGCTTGCGTTCGAGACGACATACGGCACGCCGCCGATGAGCGGCTATACCAAGATGCCTTTTGCCAGCACGACGCTGGGGGCAGAGCAACCTCTGCAGACCTCGGAACTACTCGGTTACGGCCGCGATCCGCAGGCCCCCATCAAGGATGCGGTGACGGCGGATGGCAATGTCGTCATCCCAATCGACACGGAGGCCTTTGGCTTCTGGCTGAAGGCCGCTTTTGGTGCGCCCACCACAACCGGTGCAGACGCACCTTACACGCACGAGTTCCGCTCCGGAAACTGGTCGCTACCATCGTTCTCAGTCGAGACCGGCATGCCAGAGGTTCCGCGCTATGCGATGTATTCCGGCTGCATGGTGGACAGCCTCAACTGGCAGATGGCGCGCTCCGGGCTGTTGACGGCAACGGCCAGCATCGTGGCACAAGGCGAGGCCATCGCCACGACCAGCGCGGCAGGGGCGCCCGCCAATATCGCGCTGAAACGCTTCGGTCATTTCAACGGGTCGATCACGCGGAACGGGGTCAATATCGGCAACGTCGTCTCCGCCGACCTGACCTATGCCAACAATCTCGACCGCATCGAAACGATCCGTGCCGATGGCAAAATCGACGGCGCGGATCCGTCCATTGCGGCCCTGACCGGCAATGTCGTTGTCCGCTTCGCCGATCAGACGCTGGTGCAACAGGCGATCAACGGCGAGGCCTGCGAGCTTGAGTTCTCCTACACGCTGCCAACGGGCGAGGGTTTGACCGTCACCGCGCATGCCGTTTATCTCCCACGCCCCCGGATCGAGATCTCAGGCCCGCAGGGTGTGCAGGCAACCTTCGACTGGCAGGCGGCGAGCGACGCGGTGGTGGGGCGTATGTGCACCGTCACCCTGACAAATGACCGCGAGGTGTACTGATCATGCTGCGATTGAACCTCTCTGCCGAGCCACGCTGGCTTGATCTTGGCCATGGGGTGCGGCTGCTGGTCGAGCCGCTGACCACCGCCATCATGCTGGCTGCGCGGAGCGATCCGACGATTGTCGCAGCCGCAACTGATAATGAAGGCAGCGCCACCAACGACGACCTTGCCCGCATCGTCGCAAAGGCCGTCGCGCGCATCGTCGTGAAAGACTGGGATGGTGTCGGTGATGAAGAAGGTGAAACGCTGCCGCTGACCCCTGAAGGCATCGACGCCCTTCTGGAGCTCTGGCCCATCTTCGAGGCTTTCCAGACCCGCTACATCGCAGGCGCGCTCATTCTGGACGCAGAAAAAAACGTCTGACCGCTCTCGCCGACTGGGAGTTCGGCGGGGGCGGTGACTATTGCGCGGCGTGCCCCTCTATGTGCGCGGAATGCCCACGGACCCTGCACAAACTTCGCACCCTGGAAGGCTGGCAGGTCTGGGATCTGGTGCAGCGCCTCGGCGGACAGGTTCGCGTTGCCGGCGGCATGAGCGGCGGCGCTATCCTTGGCTGGGACATGGCCGCCGCCCTGCAACTCGGCGCGGCCCTTGGGCTCTCACCTCTCATCATCGCAGAACTGCTGCCGTCCATCGAGGCGGTGATGGTGCGCAAGACAAACGAAGAGATCGAACACCGACATGGCTGAAAAGAAAGTCTCCGTCCGCCTGTCCGCG